ACTTGCTTACGTCAAATGGTTTGCCCATGGTTTGTTATCCTTAAATTTGTAATATTATTGCCATTATATACTATTTGTCTGGCTAGGTCTATGTTTCTGGCATCTCCGATTGGTATCACTCCTAACCCAAGTTTACGATCATCGATATCAATTGAATTATCATTGGCCCATTGCCTGAATCCATCTTTGAACCAAGATATAGTACCGGTTCCGACATGTACAGATATTTCGGCGCTGTAGTAGTGGAGATTTTTTAAGCCTGAATAATCAATTGGTAAACCATCTTGGTACAAGTCAATCATGGTCTTACCAAGTTCTGCATAGTGAATGTATGCTTGACCTGGACGAATTTGATCACAGAAATGATCATAGTCATCTGGTTCCAATGGCAACCGTGTATAACAATTCTTATCAAAGCTGATATACCATGTGTTGTAATCAGCATAAGGTCGTTTTTCAAGTCTATGCACATAAAAATTTAATGCCCTTATGGCAGACTTAAGCTCAGGAGGAGCCAACATTAACAATTTGGCAGGGCGATCAAATGTGCCATTAAGCTGTTCAAATTTGGAATGCAGATAGTTATACCATTGTTGATCATCCCAATCTATTTGGGTGGGTAGATCTACAAAATTTTGTTTTAGGTAACGATTGATAGTGGTGATGGCCTCTATCAATCGTCCCTGACTTTGCGGTTCTGACAGACTACAAGAGAATGATTCAAGTTGATTTATAGCACAAGAAGCTACTGTTTGTTCAAACAGTGTTTTCCAGCGTGATACAAAATCGTTTTTATAGAGATCCACTGTCACTAGGTGACAGTGGTCAACTTCAATCTCCAACATGTTTACTTGGCTGCTTGACGGCTACGGATCATGGCCAGGATATCCTGAGCATTACCCGCGGGCTTTGCGGCCTGCACAGGTGCTGTGGCAGTGGCTGGCTCATCTTCAAATGAGTCCTCAGCAACCACAACAGGTGCTGCTTTGGCTTCCGCCGCAGGAGCAGCAGCTTCGTCACCACCTTTGGCACCACCAGGTGCTTGAACACCAGCAGGACGGAAGTACTGACCCCAACGCTCGGTGTCGTAAGGTTGACCATCCACACTTGCTTCAAACATCTCTTTGATCACTTTCATTTCCACTTCCGTGGGCTTCTTGGGCAAGAAGGTGCTGAGATCAAACAGGCCATGCTTCTCAACGGCTGCTTGTTCGGCTTCTGTGAGTGCTGATTCTTTGCGAGCCCACTTTGAGCTGTTGTAGTCAGCGAAACCACCTTTGCTGGTTTTAGTGATACGGAAGTCCAGACCACGCATGGTATCGGTGGGCAGTTCTTCCAGTTCTGGATCCATCAATGCGCCCTTGATCAGGGTAAACAGTTGAGGTCCGATGATGAAACGTCGGATGGGATTCTCGGGGCTCTTGTCTTCGCTCAGTGGGTTCTCACGCACAAAGCCTTGGAAGATGTAGCTACGTTTCTTCCAGTATTTGCGACCCATTTCTTCAAGGCTCTTGTCCTTGAACCAGGTACGTACTTCTGCAAGAATAGGACAGGCTTCGCCCCACATTTCCACACAAGGTACTTGTACATACACTTGTTTGGATTCCATCTCACCTTTGATGCCATTGAATGGCAAACGGATCATGGCGCGTTCGGCCCAAAAGAATGTGTTTTTTGTGTTTGCGTCCGGAAGGAACCGGAGTGTGGCGCTTTGACCTTCTTCCATATTCCAGTGTGGGTAAATCGAGTTATCGCCACCACCTTGATTGGAACCGCCTTTGTTTTCTGATGCTGCCAGTCTTGCTCTGATTTCTGCTAAAGATGCCATAGTATGTTTCTCCTTGAAAGTTGCCTATGTGTGTTGCCTATCTAAACGATTTAGATGTTTGTGTAGCTGCCTGTGATACTAAACAAACAAGCGCATACACTGTGCTAGTATATGCGCTTCTTGTGCTAGTGTCAAGTTTATTTATGTTATTTGAGCAAAGCCAATGATTTTATTCTTGCCAAAAGTGCGTCACCTTCTTTGGATTCATAGTAAGCACCAGTGACCGCAGCATTGTAGTTGATGGCGTCCTGTGGGGCTTCATCCATGACCACCGGAGCCATATCTTCCATATAGCCACATTCGGCCAAGCCGTGTTCTGGGCAGTATTCGCCTTCAGTGGTCATATTGCAGGAGCTGCTTTCTGTGGTCACTGGCATGGATTGTGCAGCAATAAGATTTTCGTCAATGCCTAGTTCGGCTGTCAACTTGTCGGAAATCCAGTTAACTGGATCACCATCGCGTGCTTTGGCTACACCATAAGGCATTTCACCGTGATCATTGTAGTAATCAAACAAGGCATCATAGAGTTCATTATCTATTTCATCTCCGTTTTGGAAACGCTTGACTTCATTCTTGAAACGATTTAAGATGTGATCCAATGTCTCACCAGTTGAGTCAGTGAGCATACTTTCTTTCACTGACACACCAGCGTATTTCAATATCTGGCCAAGTTCATTGCCTTCCGCCACACCTTGTTCTTTGACTTTTTTCTTTGAGTATTCTTTAGTAAAAAGGTCTGAAAGATGCTTTGCTGGATCTTTCTGAACTGCTTTGATATCTTTCTTTGATACTTTTGGTCCAGGTTCAAATTGATGTCCACCATCACGACCAGGAGGTGTTTGTGATTTATCCATCTCATTCAAGCCTTCCGCCATATTTTTCTCTTGATCCCATTCAGACTCATCATCGCCCGACATGTATTTTTCAAGATCATGATCTGTGGCTTCTCTATGAGCAGTCATGATGGCGTTACTTATTCGGTTGCCTAACTTATCTGTACGAACTTCAAACCGTCCCATATCTGTAGCATAGAAAACTGGTTCTTTATTGCCCTTTTGGTAGATGAAATAATAACGGTCGTTGTCCCCATCTACTTCTGTGACAGCAGTATATACATGTGAACCCAGTTGATGATTGGTGCGTACCCTATAATCAGCAGCACTATAAAGTCCTCTACCTGATTGATGAGGTTCACTATACTTTGGCTTACCGACTATTGCTTCCGCCATACCTTGCTGTGGTATATCGCCCTCATCTCTGGCCTGTACCATGCGATCGTAAAAGTCCATTTCGCCCCGGAAACCTCCAGCAGAGCCCGTGCCAAACTGTCGTGCGGCTTTGCTGATCACGCCAGGGTATCCTCGACGGAGCTCGATGAAACTGATCTCATCGTCAAGGTATTGATTGATAGCTGCGATCTCTTCAGGCGAGAAAGCGGATTCACTGATCTCGCCTTCCGCTACACCTTGCTCTGTACGCAACTGATTTGCTTTTTTGGTTCTTTGTCCCATCTTGTCCATTTGATCAGAAAATTCCTTTTCATGCGGGAATCTTTCCGGATCAGCGAAGTCAAAATCCTGCATTTTATCAAATGCTGTTTGCACTTTTTTGTCAGACCTCTTTGCCAAACGATCATAGTTCATAGCACGGACTTTGTCAATGACACCTTCTTCGACTGAGCCTTCCGCCACACCTGGCTTTCTAATACTGAGTTTATCAGCAGGATTAGGCCCAAATGCGGCTCGTGCTCTTTCTTGATCTTGTTTTTTCTGTTCTCGGCGATCTGCGGCTGCTTGCTTCTTAGTTCCCTTGACAATACCTTTCATCATATTATCAAATGGTTTGTCTCCAGTGGCCTCCGCCACCGCATTGCGAGTTTCAAATAGGTCCTGTAGTCTCATTATGCTTCATCCACATAGTCAGCAACCACATCTGCCACCTGGCGTGGTCGGCGCGCCAAGAACATTTCCAAAGCCATGTTGGCTTCTTCCAAGCTCTCAAAGCGTGTGGGCAGCTCGCGATGCCCACGGCGAATAATGAATCCATTCTTTTCATCGCCATGTATTTCACAACTCGAGCCATCTTCCATGGTGTGTGTTTTTACAGGATGACTTACAGCAACCACCAGTTCATGATCTTTGACTTTATCATCTTTGCCGCGTAGTTCGCGTGTGTCTGGCCGGCGATCTTTCAAGTCACTGTCGCCGCGGATTTCATCTTCAATGCTTTTCAAGTAGTCAGT